TTGCTTAAAGAAGCAATCGCAGATGCTAAAGCTGTTAAAGAAACTGCTATCGCAAATGCAAAAGCCGCTCTAGAAGAAGCCTTCACACCTCAATTGAAATCAATGTTCGCTGCAAAACTTCAAGAAATGGAAAAAGACGAAGTTAAAGAAGAAGAAGTTGAAGAAGCAGGATTTGGATCTATGATCAATGTTAAAGGTCATGGAAATATTGAAGATGAATCTTCTTTATATGAAGAAGACAAAGACATGATGGAAGTTGATTTGGAAGAGCTTTTAGCAGAGCTAAACGAAGAAGAGGATGACGTGGATGAAGCCCTAAACGAAGCTGAAGGAGATGACGAAGACGATACAGATGTATCTGATGAAGATTCTGACGAAGGTGATGAAGAAGGAACTCCACTAGACCTCGAAGACATGACAGACGAAGACCTGAAAAAAATTATCGAAGATGTTATCTCCGATATGATCAAATCAGGTGAACTTGAAGCTGGTCATGAAGGTATGGGTGATGAAGAAGGAGTAGAAGTGAAAGATGAAGAAGAAGTAGATTTAGCTGAACTTTTAAAAGAAATCGAAGAGATGGAACATATGGATGAAGAAATGAAAGAAGAAGGTATGTACGAAGAAAAAGAACCAGTAGATGAATACTACGCAGGAGGTGCTTCTGTTGCTCCTTTAGATTTTGCTATTGGTGCAGCAATTGCTGCTTTAAGCTTAGGCATTCCAATAGGTAAAACATACTTCAATTATTTAAAAGCTAAAAGAGCTGAAAAGAAAGCAGAAGGTAAATCTGAAGCTGAATTAAATCAAATGGCTAAAGATGATGCTGAGTTTGAAAAAGATGTTACAAATGTACTTAATAAAGCATCTTCTAAAGTATCAACAAACCTTGAAGAAGCTTATAAAACAATTAAAGCTCTTAAATCTGAATTGAACGAGATCAACTTGTTAAATGCTAAACTTCTTTACACTAACAAAATCTTCAAAGCTAAAAATTTGAACGAAAGTCAAAAAGTGAAAGTGTTAAGTTCGTTTGACAAAGCTACTACAGTAGGTGAAGTAAAATTAGTATTTGAAACTTTAAACGAGGGAATTAAAGTTGCTAAAAATACAATTAAAGAAAACCTAGGTAGTGCTTCTAAATCGACAGTTACACCAAACGTTAACAAACCAATCGTTGAGTCAAACGATGCATTTGCAAGAATGCAAAAATTGGCTGGAATAATTTAATTAACAATTTTAAAAACAAAAAACAAACAAAATGTCAAGTATTAATTCTTTATTAGAAAGCGCAGCTTCTGGATGGAAAAACATGCAGAGTGACGCGGCTCGTATGTCCGCAAAATGGGCAAAAACGGGATTATTAGAAGGATTGAATAGCGAAGTTGAGAAAAACAACATGGCTTTAATCCTCGAAAACCAAGCAAAACAACTTGTTGTTGAGCAATCTTCTACAAATTTAGGAGGTAGTCATTTTAATGCAACTCAAGGTGAGCAATGGGCTGGTGTAGCTCTTCCATTGGTACGTAAAGTATTCGGTTCTTTATCATCTAAAGAATTCGTTTCTGTACAACCAATGAATTTACCTTCTGGTCTTGTATTCTTCTTAGATTTCCAATATGGAGATACTAATGGTAAAGTTGCTCCTACCGGAAACTTTGGCCCTGGTGGTGACACTTATGGTGCTACTTCATCTATGTATGGTAACACAAACCCAGGAGCTGCTAATGATGCATCTCAAGGTTTATACGGTGCTGGTAGATTTGCTTATTCAATCAACCAATTCTCTCAATCATTTACTATTGCTACCGGTTCAGTTTCATGGTCTGATGTAAAGTATAATTCACTTTATTCAGGTTCAGCTGCATTAGCTACTCTTTCATCAATTACTGTATCTGCTTCTAATATTGCTTTATTATCACATTCAATTGATACTAAAGGTGTTCGTGCATTTGCATTAACTGGTGGTGGTGCTGACGTAACTAACATTTTACCTGAGTATACTGTTTATACTTCTGCAGGCGATGTTAAATTTATTTTCAATTCAGCTACATTAACCGCTAGTACTTCTAGAACATTATTCTACAACACGCAACCTGTTGATAATAACCGTGGTGATTTTGAAGATAATTCAGGTGCAGGTTATCCTAACGCTGATTCTACATCTACTGATGCATTAGCTATTCCTCAAATTAATATTCAAATGAAATCTGAGGCTATTGTTGCTAAAACTCGTAAGTTAAAAGCACAATGGACACCAGAATTTGCTCAAGATTTAAATGCATACCAATCTTTGGATGCTGAAGCTGAATTGACTTCAATCATGAGCGAATACATTGCATTAGAAATTGATCTTGAAGTAATCGATATGTTAATCCAAGATGCTTCTGCATGGGATGAGTACTGGTATGCAACTAATAACCGTGTATTAAACTCAGCTAAAACTAACTATGATAATCCTGGTTTCTACAATACACAAGGTCAGTGGTTCCAAACTTTAGGAACTAAAATGCAGAAAGTTTCTAACAAAATTCACCAAAAGACATTACGTGGTGGTGCAAACTTTATCGTATGTTCTCCAACCGTAGCAACTATCCTAGAATCAATCCCAGGATTTGCTTCATCTTCTGATGGTGATGTAACAAAAGCAAGCTATGCATTTGGTATCCAGAAAGCTGGTCAAATGAAC